ATGTCAATATGGATACGGCTAGGGCAGCCCAATCAGCAGGAGTCATGTTTCTATCCTTAAGTGTTTAAACGACAGTGCGTGCGATGATTTGTAGAATTCCACCATAACCTGAGTAGTTTCCGTTAGGTGGTGTTGTGCGGGTGAAAGACACCTGCTCAATCACTGCTTCAATAGGCTCTCCACCAGCAGTGAAATCTTGGATGATTACTGTTTCGCCTTGCGCTTCCATTTGCTCCAACGCTTGGAGTCTTGCAGCAGCGTAGCCTTGGAAGCCCATGATGTTTTTATTGCGGTCACGCTCGGAGTCAAAACAAAAGACAGGAATTTGAATAACACGAGCGCGGGTAGGAGTAGGCAAAGCCTTAACAGAGTAACCATAAATAACAGCCCCAGTCGTGGCAGTTGTATTGTTACGATTGAGGCGGAACTTAAATTGCGCTTCAACTCCAACATCCGAAAAAACCGATGACAAGTCGTATTCATAATCAACCGTGCTTCCTTGTGCAACTGTACGGAAGGCTGTGTCTGCTCCGTTTTCAACGCGGAAGATGTCAATAGAACCTTGCAGTATGCCTTCAGTGCGTAGTTTAAACCGCTTCCATGCTTTGTTCTCAAGAGTTTCGTAACGGATAATACCCGTGGTTAGTTCACCTGATTCAACAAGTTCGGTGGCATGCTCAATGAATAGACCATTACCGTTTACACAGAAAGCAACTCTGCCATCACCTAAATTACAGACACCTTCTACCTTGCCAGTAGCAGATTCTGCATAGACATCAGTAGCATAGGCATAAGCGCCGTTTGATAATGGCGATGATAAATCAACACGGTATACGCCAGAGTAACCACCAACACCAGAGTTAACACCAGCAATAATGAACTTGCTGTATGCGCTCATCTTGAATATGCCTAGGTTGTTCTCAAATATTAGTGGTCCGTAAGAGAGGTCGCCAGATTCATTGGCTATTGCAATGCGCAGACCTCTGCTTGTTCCTATAGCAACATAGGTTCCAAGATAGCCAAGCAAACCAGTTACTTCTTCTCCGCTTGGTAGCGTGATAACGCTAGTCATAGTTGTTAGCGCACCAGTGCTATCTACCGTAATCTTGTATACATTTCCTTGTTCACCAGAGAATCCACCAACATAGATTGCAGCGCCACCTTCGGTTATAGCCCTGAAGGTATAACCAGTTGGCATGGTGCTGCTGCCATTGACCGGGGTAAGCGTGCTGAGGTTGATTGATGCGCCAGAGTTTCTATTGATTTCATAGACGAATGTGTTTTTGTTTGTGTCATGAAACCCAAGCATGAAACGGTTTTTAACATAGGCAATAGTGGCTGTTTCTGCGTTTGCAGTATTGATTGCGTAGTCTTGTTTTAGCGTAGGAGAGGTAGCATCAAATGAATATCGCCACACCTTGGTTGGTGTAACCATCATTAGGTCATTACCACCCATGGCAACGGCTATGATGTTCTCAGTAAGTGCGGTGTTGTTAACAATGGTTGTTTCTGATAAGTCGCTTACTCTGATTCTCAGGACACGGATTGTTTCTGTGGACGAATACTTAACCAATATCAGATACTCAACGCCACCAATGATGGTATTAAATACACGGCTATCGCCAACTACAGCCTCTTGTAGGAATGTCCTGCGTAGCAAGGAGATTCTGCCTGGAGTCCAAGGGTTGATACCAACAGATGAACTAAAGCGAAAGCGTGCTTCTTCCAAGGTGCCAGTGATTGGCTCTTGATAAGGAGAATTCGTGCCTAGGTGGAAGGATGACTGGCTGCGAATCCAGTAGCCTGAACCCGACAATGACTGCTCGCCTGGGTCGCGTAGTTGGTCTACTCGTTGAGTACGAAATTCTGCAGTCTGACGGCGGTATGGAGTGTTGTCAGTAATGGCTGCAATGAATGGCATACCACCAATGGCAAAGTCATACTTGTATGTTGTCGGGTCATAGTAAGCCTGAATACGACCAGATAAATCAATGATTACGCGTTCAGATATATCGGGTGGTCTACTACTTGCCATGCTGCTCCTTTAAATTAAATTGAGGTCCAACCTCTAATACTGCCGCCCTCTATAGGGCACTTAAAAGGTAAATGTTTACCATCAGCAATCCACTGACGATGGGCTGCGTTATGGGCAGCCCAGTCAATGTCACTATTGCTCATTATTATTCTGTTGGTTCTTCAAGCGCTGGCGTAGGTGTTACTTCTTCTGGCGCTTCTACAGTCTTTAGAATTGGGTATGAAAAAGTATTAGTTTCTTTATCATACGCCGCATTTGTTCCAGGTTTTGGGTCCATACCTGTTGTTTCAATAATGTCAGTATAGTCATTTTTGATAAACTCAATAAAACTATCGTCAGCGACTATTGAATTTACAACTGTTGTTCCCCGAATTAAAGCAAATGTTCTTTCCATTATTATCTCCTCTACCAACTCAAAATAACTATGCCAGAACCACCGTCGCCACCAGATTGTCCAGAAGGACCAGCGCCAGTTGTATTCATACCGCCACCACCACCTGCGCCTGTGTTTGCGGCACCATTTACTCCTGCAGTGGTAGTGCTAACAGGAGCACCAACGCCAGGACCTGGAATTCCAGGAAAAACTTGTGAAGCCCTAGAACCCATACCTCCAGCACCGTATCCACCTGAACCAGTAGTTCCATTTGGTTGGACAATATAACCGCCATTTGTGCTATTAATTCTTATTGCAGGACCTCCTGCAGAAATTCCTCCACCACTATTGTTTGCATAGGTAATGCCATCAATATATGGAATACTGTTTCTGTCTGCAATAATATTTAAAGCGCCAGGCGTACCAGCACCAGCGCCATTTCCACCCACACCAAAAGAAGAAGTAGATGAAACAAATGCAGCACCACCACCAAAACCAGTGCCAGCAACAGCAGTTGTAGTTCTTGCACCCCAACCACCACCACCGCCACTATTAACAATTCCACTAGTTACTGTAATAACCCCAAGCCCATTAATGAGTTTGTTTGTTGTTGATGTAAGTGGTCCAACATAATTGTTGAGTGTTGAACCTGGCTGTAAAAGCACACCAGTCCAAATTGGACTTGTTGCACTAGACATAAGCCTAACTAAAGCCCAAGTTGCATTAGATGGGGATGTTCCAGTTATGCTTGTTCTAGTCCAGTTTCCGCCAGTATTTAATGTTATTACTGAGCCTTGTAAATTTCCTAATAGTCCTGAGTTAAAACCAGAATACCAGTCAATGCGTATTGCTCCTTGCATACTGCTGCCTTGTGATGCACCATAAGCACTTAGAATATATTGAGTATTTCCAAGTACTGGAACCCAAAGTATTAAATCTCTGTATCCAGAGTTTCCTCTATTGTTGTTAAACCAACGAGTTTGATTTGCAGTAAACATACCTGTAACATTTGTAATACTTGGGTTAGCAGTGTTGGTCGTAAAGGAGCCAACTACTGGCTCTCCATTGTATCCACTTGGATATGATGGTGGATTTGTCACAGTTGAACCAAAAGGTTCCTCGCCCTGTAACCAATCACCAACACCAACTTCTACTGCTCCATTAGTGATGAGATTTTGAATCGTATAGTTCAATGCAAAACTTGAATAACCTCCTGCAGATGCTGCAACAAATGAAGTATCTGGACCTGTTGAAACACCTTTGCTTCCGCCAGCGCCAACAACTACAGAGTAGGTTGTGCCTGGAGTAACTGAAACTGTTTCTGTAGTTACTACTCCACCTGCACCACCGCCTGCTGGAAAATTATAGTTAGAGTTTGCAGTTGAATTACCTGAAGCACCACCGCCACCACCGCCACCAACTACGGTTGCAGTTACAGCAGTAACGCCAGCAGGTGCTGTCCAAGTTCCAGACGATGTGAATCTTTGTGTACCTGCAGAGGCTGCACCGCCTGCTGCTGGTGCGGGATATTGTTGAATCGCCATATTAGTTTACCTCCACACCACTGATATGAAGTGTTACTGCAGTGGTAGATGCTCCACCAGTGATTGTTTGAGTAGCAGTTAGTGTCTGCTTTAGGTCAATTACAACTACTGTATTTGCTGCAATGCTTACTGTTGGAACAACATTTATTCCGTTCAAAGCAATAGTAGCCGTAGATGTTGATGCTGCCGTATTGGAAATAGCAATGTTAGTAACGATTGCTGTGCTTCCAGACGGGGTTGTATACAGGGTTGTTCCTGTATTAGTTGTTGCTGCCCCTCTAAAGAGGGCTTTACTTACTGTAGCCATTATTTACTACCTTTCCGTAGTTGTTATATCCAAGCACCCATAATTGTCATTAGTTCTACATCTTGTCCGTTGATAGACAGACCCTGAGTATTAGTTCCACCTGCTGCCACGCTTCCATTTGTTCCAATGTTTACATTGCCAGCAGAATCAATACGCATACGCTCAACTGGTGAAGCAGTACCGTCTGCGCTAGTCAAGAACCACAACATTCCTGGCATATCTCCAACACCAGGAGCGCCATTTACAGCACCAAGTATTTGTGCTGCTGGTGAATAATTTGTTCCATCAAATCCACTAAATAAAACGCTTCCAATATATTCGTTATTTACGACTGCTGTTGGCGATGCAGCAGTTCCACCAGATTTTGCCAGGATAAGTGATGCATTTGTGAATGTATTTGTAGATGATTTACGACCAACAAAAACTGCTCCAGTAGTATTTTCATCTGTAACAACCACGCCACGCTCTGTTACACCCGCCACATCGGTCTGATTGCCAATCCAAATCAAGCCATCTGTTGTGACTGCAAATGGTGTTGCATCAGGATTAGTTGAATCTTCAATATAGAGCGCATTACCTGTACCAATCTGTCTAATCTCAAGAGCATTAGCAGAGGTATTAGCAGAGATAACTTGTCCACCAGTAGTGCGAAGCACATCAGATGAAACGGCTAGTGTTACATCGCCAGATGTTCCACCACCTGTAAGTCCACTGCCTGCTGTTACTGCGGTAATGTCACCAGGGTTAGGTGCTACCCAAGCAAGACCAGATGTGGTTGCTGAGTCAATAGTTAAGATGTATCCATTTGTTGAAGCAGGTGTTACTGAGAAAGGTGTTGATGCAGCACTTGCTCCAAGCAAGGCACCTTTGCCAGAAAGAACTGACTTGTCAATAAAGTTAGATGTATCAGGGGCTACCAAGTCCCAGGCTGAACCATCATAAACTTTCATTGCGCCGACCACTGTATTGAAGTACAACGCACCAGTTAGTAGTGGGTTGCCATCATTGTCTACAGTTGGGTCAGATGACTTATCGCCAAGGTATCTATCATCAAACTGGTCATAGGAAGCAGCAGCGCTAGTTGCTGATGTGGCTGCACTTGCTGCGCTTGTCGCTGCAGCAGTAGCAGAAGTTGCTGCTGATGAAGCAGATGTGGCTGCGCTTGTGGCTGAGGTTGCTGCAAGTCCTGCGTTGTACTTAGCGGAGTACTCTCCACCAGCAACAGGACCAGTCATCAAGGTAGCCCAGTCATTTGCTAATGTTGCTGAAGCGGTTGCACTTGTTGCACTTGTTGCTGCTGCGGTAGCACTGTTAGCAGCGCTTGTAGCAGATGTTGCTGCAGCCGTTGCTGAGTTAGCAGCAGAAGTTGCACTTGTAGCAGCAGCAGATGCAGATGCAGCAGCAGCGCTTGTAGAAGCAGCAGCGCTCGCAGCACTTGTAGCAGCAGAGTTAGCAGATGTTAGGGCGTTAGCCTCACTTGTTGCAGCAGCAGCAGCATAGCCTGCGATAGTAGCAACAGATGCAGCAGCAGTTGTTGCACTAGAGGCTGCAGCAGTGGCTGAAGCAGCAGCAGATGTAGCAGATGTTGCTGCAGCAGTAGCGCTGTTAGCAGCGCTTGTAGCGCTGGTAGCGGCTGCAGTCGCTGAGTTGGCTGCAGAAGTAGCAGAGGTAGCAGCAGCCGTAGCAGAGGTTGCTGAAGCACTTGCCGATGAAGCAGATGCTGATGCACTTGCTGCAGCAGATGAAGCACTTGTGGCAGCAGCAGTAGCACTGTTAGAAGCGCTAGTCGCGCTTGTTGCTGCTGCAGCAGCCGAGGCTGCAGCCTGTGCTACACCGCTTGATACGCCAGTATCAACATAGTTTTTTGTGGCTGCATCTTGGGCTACTGTTGGGTCACCAAGACCAGTAATCTTAAATGTTCCAGCAGCAAGGTTTGAGCCTAAAGTCTTATTACTTAGGGTCTGTGCTGCATCATTGATTGTTACAGTTCCACTGGTATCAGGGAATGTAATTGCTCTATTGGCTGTGGGGTCAACAACATTAAGGGTTGTGTCAAAGGCATTAGTTGTTGAACCTTCAAACTTTAGACCATTAGCACCAATAGTTTTATTGTTTAATGTCTGCTCTTTGTTAGTACCAACGATTACACCATCGCCAACAGCAATACCGTGAACATGTGTCTGATTGGCAGCAACAAGGATAGCCTCGTCAATGTCCCAACCACGGGCTGCAATGTGGTTCTGTGACTCACGGAAGTCACGACCTGACACGCCATGGCGAACAACAGCACCTGCAGAGTGGGCTACGCCCTGCGTACCATCAACACCGCGAGTTACAACAAGTGTTGTACTTGAGCCTGATGTTACGGTTAAGACTTCTTCCTTAGAAGTGTCTGGGTCAACGATGAGCGTATATGGATACGAAGTTGGAAACCCGCTTACAGATTCAACGATGAAGGAACTGTTAGATGAACCCTGTGCTTGTGCGGGGATAGATGATTGAAGCGAGGTTTCTACTGCTATTGAGGAGAAGTACCGCGCTGGTGAGCCTGGGTCGCCTGCTGCCATTTTCTACCTTATCTCTGATAGTGCGAACGGATTGGATGTTGACGGCGTTGGTTATTCGCCACTTCATTTAAACGCTGTTGATAAATGTTGTACAAGAATCTGGATGCGTTCTGACCAGAACCATTTGGTCGCACGCCATCTAAGATGTCTGCTGCTGCAGACTGAGGACCAAGGCGTGAAGGGTCCAAGAACGAAACCATACGGAAGGCTGCGCCATAAATGACCACATCTTCTGAGTATGAAGGTAAGCCTGTGACTGTTGCATACTCTTGGTTATCGCTAGTGAGCAGCGTTGGGCGCTTGCTGTAGGAAACATGTACGGTTTGTCCAGGCACAATCTCTGAATAAATAGATAGGCTCTTTGCAGTAGCAAAGGCATCGGAGTCTGCAGTTCTATCTAACTGCCATGCACGAGCAGGAAACCACTCTTTAGATGGACCAATAGTAGAGTAGGTTACCGACAAGACATTCTGCACTTCTGCTGGAATCTGGTAAGAGTACTGCGCTGCCACATAATCAAAGTCGTAAGTACCTAAAGCAAATACGCTTGGGTACATAGCATCAATAGTGTTGTTGATAGCGTTCTTAATCTCTTGGCGTGGGAACAGTGGAGCCATTGTTACCTTAGCATTAGCAGAGTGAGCAGCAGCAGTAGTTCCACGCTGCGCTCTGCCCCATGGTGCTAGTAGTAAAAGGTTTCCAACATTGTCTGTTGAGTTGACGAATACAATTTCGTCATCAATCTGTACATAACCACGACCAATAACAGAAGCATCATAAACAGTCAACGATGTGCTTGTGCTAGTTGCGCTAGTTGTAAGCCATGTTGCAGCCTCTGTATTCTCTGTGTAGCCATGTAGCACAGCCTCAACACGGTCTGCTAGTTGAGCAAATGTACTCATAGGTTAATGCTCCTTAGTGCTACTACGGCTGATAGCCCAGAGGTACCAGCAAGTTCATTGCAGATGGCGTTTAAACCTTTGTAGTCATTTGGCTGGCGAGTAGAACTAGCCTTGT